ATGTGGAATGATTGGCGTTATGGATATGTAGATAAAACCGTAATGACACCATACGGGCGTTTGCCGATTTCATTTGCTGGAGATAGCCACAAGTATGCAGCAGATTACGGGGCGGTAGATACAGAAATTGTGGCTGTGCCTCTTGTGGGCGGCTACTGCAACGGCGGGCTGGGTTGCGGGGCTTACGTGAACTTGAACGACACCGCTGGCGTTGCGGACTGGGGCATTGCGCCCGGTCTTTCTTGTGAAATGCCTGCGGCTGCGGAGCAGTAAAGGGGGAACGGGGGATTTTTCCCCCGCACCCGGAAAGGAGAACATACAAAAATGAACAATGAAAATTTTGCCGGAATTATGGGAACGGTAAAGCAGGCAGAGGTAACAAGCGGGGTATGCGGATACGACACAGAAAACCGCTATGTAGTGCTGCGGGTATGTGTACCGAGAAAAAGCGGGGCAGAGGATACGGTAATTGTAGCTGCAAAAATAAAGGAAAATGAAAACATAGACGCAGAAGCAATAGCAAGAAATATGGTGGTTGGCAGAGATATTATGGCAACGGGCATTTTGCAGAAAGCCATGAACGCAGAAAGCGGGCATACGGCTGTTTTTATCCTTGCAGATCACGTTGTAACAGTAGGGTTCCCGGAATATCAGAACGGCGTGCAATTAACAGCGGAAATTGTGAATAACCCGGAAGTAAGAGAAACACCAAGGGGAAAACATATAGCAGATGTAATGCTGAAAGTGGAAAACTGCATACAGGGTGGAAACGTACATATCCCATGTATTTTCTGGCAGGAGAACGCCAGCGAGATTGCAAAGTACAAAAGAGGCACGATTGTAAAAATCACTGGCAGATTACAGAGCCGGGAGTATGTGAAAAAGTATTACGGCGATAATAACACAGAATCAGAAGAGAAAAGAACCACTTTCGAGGTATCAGTAGAAAAGATGCAGGTATGGTGGCAGCCGGAAACAGTAGAAAGGAATTAGACACAATGAAAAGCAGAATCATTTTAAACAGAGAACGCACAGCAAAGGCACAGGAAATATCAATACCGATACATGGAAAAGGCGGGGAGCTAGGCATAAAGGCAGTTACCGGGCTAGTGGGGTTGATTGAAACATTGAAAGATTGCGGTACATGTCAAGAGGTACAATCTGTATTTGACGCTATCTGTGGATATAACGCATGTTGTATTAGATGTGAGTTTATTGACGAAAAGGGTGCAGATGAACTTATGGAGTTGGTAAGTATGCTTGCTGGGCAGGAAATGGCAAGATGTAAGAATAGTTGCGGGAAAGGCACAGAATGAAATTTGCATGGACGGAAAAGGATAAAGAGCGGTTTTTTAAGAGAGCCGAAAGGCAATTAAAAGCCGCTGGCATTGATTTTGTGCAGGTAGACCGGGAACAGATAGGTGTAAAAGAGTGGAATGCAGAGAAGCAGACCGCAGGCGCAGTTTATGTATGGCTGACATCATACCCGTATAACCATTTCAGCACAAGGAAACGCGGATTATTAAAAAGGTTGGGAAATTGGGAATGTACAGACCATTTCAAGAAAGGCGGGAGCAAACCAATATATATGCACTCACGCCTTATTTACACCTCATACAGAGAGGAAAAGAAACAATGAAAAGAGAAAGCCCCTACGGTACTGGAATACCATAGGGGCAAAGCTATAAGCCTTAACAATTTGTCTAACAAAAGTATAAATGGCGTATGGCGAAAAGTCAAGGAAATTGCAGGCGCAGAGCCTGCCTTTACCACTTGATAAAAGTATTAACTATCCGACAAAAGAGAGGTAAAAACATATGCCGTATGTAGAGAGAGTTACAAGAGCAGGAAAGACGATAGAGGTAGAGCGTTATTTTACCAGCAGATACAAAAAGCCGGGCATAAAGAGAGGGGATAAAGTAAAGCCAACCAAGGAAGAGCAGAAAAAGGTTAATACCAGAGCAGCAGAGAGAAAATTACGATTACTGTTAAATGCTAATTTTGGATATGGGGATTATCACTTAGAACTGGACTACATACGAAAAAAGGGACAGCCGGATAGAAGCAGGGAGCAGATGCGTAAGGACATGGATATTTTTTTACGGGAGTTACGCAAAGAGTGCAAAAAGGCAGGCATAGAGCTTAAATATGTGCATGTTATGGAGATTGGTAAAAGAGGGGCACGCCACCACCATTTAGTTATCAACAAGATTGATACAGAGATTTTACAACGATGCTGGTACAAAGCGTATGAGGGACACAATAGGGTAAAGGTATTCCCGTTAGACGATTCTGGAAATTACGCAAAGCTGGCAAGCTATTTTATCAAGTACACAGATACGCACAGGACAGAGGCAGACGGGGCATTACAGGGCAAGCGTTGGAATTGCAGCAAAAACCTTGTAAGACCAGAGCCGGAAATAAGAATAATTTCAGATCGTGCATGGTTCAAATCAGAACCAACAGCGATAAAAGGTTACTACGTGGACAAAGACAGCGTGAGCAAAGGCGTACATAGCCCGGAATACTACGGATACGGGTACATGAGGTACACGCTGGTAAAACTGGAATGAAAGGGGTTGATAGTTTGATTGTGATAGCTGCGATTGCAATATTTATGGCAGGCGTGGTTGTGGGCATGGTGTTAATGGCACTTGCAGCCGCTGCCAAAAGAAACAATGAGCGGATAGAGAGGGCAGAAAAACATGATTGACAAAATTATTTACTGGTTATTCCAACAGGGGAAAGATTGCAAGCATTGTTGCCTGCGGTGTGAGTATTACGATTTATGCCGTTCAGAAGTAAAACGAGGAAAGGAGCGAAAGAATGAGAAATTTTAGGCTTGACGATGAAAGCGGACATCAAGAGGCATTATTTGAGTGGGCAGCGTACCACATGGACTGTATGCCGGAACTTGAATATATGCACCATATCCCAAACGGGGGAAAGCGAGATAAACGGACAGCGGTAGCACTGAAAAGACAGGGCGTAAAAGCTGGTGTGCCGGATATCTGTTTACCAGTGGCAAGAAACGGATATCATGGGTTGTACATCGAACTGAAAGCAGGCAAAAACAAGGCTACAAAGAACCAAGAAAAGTGGCAAGTATTTTTGAACGACCAAGGGTATTATGCAGTGATCTGTTACGGGTGGCGTGAGGCGGCAAAAGTGATTGAAGAATATTTATTAAAAGCCGACAACGACAAAGCGGCAGCAGTATTACAGGAAATGGGAAAATAAGCACGAAAGAGGTAAAAGTATGAGAGTGATTAGCGTTTTAAATTTAAAAGGCGGCGTGGCAAAAACATTTACGGCAGCAAACGTAGCATATGAGCTTTACAGGAGAGGTTACAGAGTATTGCTAATTGATAACGATAAACAGGGCAATTTAAGCAAAGCGTACAGCAGATACGATGCAGAGAACATAGCACCAGTTACAAAGTTACTGGCTGGGGACTGGTGCAACGTAGACGAACTGATACAGCATACAGACTATGAGGGCATCGACATTGTAACAGCGAATATGTCATTGTTTGGGGCTACATGGAATTTAACCAAAGAGGACAGCGAAAACCAGATTGAAAGATACAAAACACTGGTATATGCCAAAGTACAGTATTACGGAGATTGCACCGTATACGGCAAATACGATTACTGCATCATTGATAACCCGCCAGATATCGGGCTGAATGTTGTAAATGCGCTGGCGATTACGGACGAGGTAATAGTACCTGTAAAGGTGGACGAGGACGCATTAGAGGGGCTGGATATCGTGACAGAGCAGATAGAGGACGCAAAAGCATTTAATCCGGCATTAAAGTTGGCTGGCGTATTGATTACGTCATACCAAAACACAGACGGAGAGGCAGCAGGCGTAGAGTGGCTGGAACAGAACACAGATTTTAATATTTTGGGCATTATCAGATATTCCAAGAAAGTAGCAGAAAACACATTTTTGCGAAAGCCCATTTATGAGTACAGCCCATGTTGTGCAGCAGCACAGGGATACAAGAAATTTGTAACGGCATACACAGGAAAAGCGAGGTAAAAAGATATGGCAAAGTTTGGCATTAACGATATTCTGAACGCAAAGACAAAGGCAGCCGGGCAGCAGGCACAGGGATACAAAGAAATCTATTTAAGCCCGTATGAGGTAAAGGCAGCCGAAGAGAACACGCACCAGAAGTTAGAGGGCATAGAAGAACTGGCAGACAGCTTTTTACACGTAGGGCAGGAGCAGCCAACGGTTTTGGCAAGGGTAAACGGAGAATACCGCATAATTGACGGGCACAGACGTAACGAAGCAAACAAGCTGAATTTGGAGCGGGGACATAAAGAGTATGAAAAAGTGCTTTTCCGCTCAAAGGATATGAGCGAGGCTATGTATGAGTTATCGTTGCTGGCTGGCAATGGATACACGCAGGAGCTGACAGCATACGAAAAAACGAGATTGGTAGAGAGAACCAAGGCGGCACTTATCCGAGCAAAGAAAGAGGACGGATTAGAGATTAAAGGGAAAATGCGTGATCTGATAGCCTCAATGCTGAACGAAAGCAGCACAAACGTAGCACGTATGGAAAGTATCAACAACAATGCAACGCCGGAAATCAAAGAGCAGTTAAAAAGCGGTAGTATTGGAGTAACGGCAGCGTATGAGGCTGCGAAGTTGTCAGAGGCAGAGCAAAAGGAAATTGCGGAGCAGGCAGCAGCCGGGAAAGAGATACGGGCAAATGAAATTGCACAGAAAGTTGCGGAAAAGAAAGCAGCAGAAAAAGCAGATAAGCCGGAAGAACCAAGACCGGGGGACGATTACGAAATAGCACACCCGGAGAGCATTACATCGTTGTGCTATTCATGCCTGTATTATTCGGACTGCAACGTAAAAACGGGAACATGCCAGAAGTGCGATAAATACCAGAATAAGGCAGAGGCAGAAAAAACAGACGAACAGCGGTATAGCGAAGAGCAGGACAGAATAGACCGGGAAACAAAAGCGAAGCTGCGGCAGCAGGCAGACAATGAAAAAATGGAGCATCTGCCAAGTGACACAGCAAAGCAGCCAAAGGTACACAGAATAAGATTAGCTAAAATGTTTTTTGGAGATGTGGCAAGCGGGAAAAAGCCGTTTGAGCTGCGGAAGAATGACAGGGACTATAAACAGGGCGATATTTTAGAGCTGGCAGAGTACACGAACGGAGAGGAAACAGGGAGAATCATAAAGGCAGAGGTAACGTATATGTTACAGGAATACGCAGGACTTGCAGAGGGGTACTGCGTCATGGCGATTAAGGTAATGGGCATTGTGTCCGAAACGGACACCAAAGGAGTAGAGGCGTGATAGAGGATAAAATAAAACAAGAATACGAATGGCAGCATAGAGAAATAGGGGAACCGACACTTGATGAATTATTTAGCAAAATAAATGAGGCGTTGGGGATAGAACTGTGGATATGGCAAAAAACATATATGACAATGGGAACATACAGACAAATGGGAGCAACCACAGCTCAATGTTTGCGGGTATTGCTTTTTAGCGAAACGACACCGTTAGACTATTCAAGTCCACCAAGAACTGCAAGGGAAGATTGCGAAAGACAACAGTTAAGAGAAATATATCAAAAATTGAATGAGGCAGGAATACAGACAAGAAAGGTATTTTGGAGCAGGGAAGAAAAGAGGCGATGGTATGAATCACAGACAGTGGAAAAAGAATTATAAAAAGCAATACGGCTATAATCCACCTGCATACATGGATAAGCGAAAGAGAAGAAAGGCAAGGGCACAGCAGTCCTTGCCTTGTGCTGGTATATCGGTGGAGCAGATAACACAGGCAATGGCAACATTTACAGAGGCAGTATTTACCGCAGCAGGGAATATGTGCAATGCATTGGCACAGGCATTTAGCAGACAGGCGCAGGCATTTAATGCTGTGGCAGATCAGTATAAAGACGATAAGGCAGGGGCAATACATGGGGAATAACAAAGAGATACAGAGGCAGCAGTACAACAGAACAGTAACAATGTTGAAGCAGTACAGAGATGCACAGTTTTTTATACAACACACAACAGACGAAGAGAGCAGACAGCGGACAGCGGCAGCAGTACAGCATATTACGGCAGCACTAGAAGAGATACAGCGGCGCAGGCAGCAGGCAGAGAGAGAGGAAGAGTATACAGCGTTGCGCATGTATTACATGCAGGGCTATACATACGAGCAGATAGAGAAAGAATTGAATACCGGGAAAGATACACCAAGACGCTGGATTACGGCAGCGGTAAAAGAGCTGGCAGTTATGGTTTATGGGATTGAGTAAAGCAGTGCGGAATAGCTGCACAAATTTTGCGGTATATTTGCACAAATCCTGCGGTGGACAGGGAAACGGTGCGGGCGGTATAATACTGGAAAGCCTGCAAGGCAGCATGGAAAACATATTTACAAGTTTGCCGATTGATGCAGAAACAGCAGGTACGGCAATCGGAGAAGTAAATACACGTTTCCAGCTTACAGGGGAAGAACTTGAAAAACTGTCACAGCAGTTTATAGAGTTCTCTGAAATCAATGATACAGACCTCAATACATCAATAGATAACGTTGATACGATTTTAAATAAATTCAATGTTGACGCATCACAGGCAGGCAATGTGCTGGGACTTCTGACAAAGACAGGACAGGATACCGGGTTATCAATGGATACGTTGGAAAATTCATTGATGCAGAACGGCAGCACCTTAAAAGAAATGGGGCTGGGGATTACAGAAAGTGTAAATTTACTGGCTGCATTTGAGAACAACGGTGTCGATGCAACAACAGCAATGGCAGGATTGAAAAAGTCCGTTAAGAATTATACCGCAGAGGGATTAAGCACAAATGAAGCACTGCAAAAGACGATTGACAGAATCAAAAACGCCAGCACAGAAACAGAGGCGTTATCTATAGCGCAGGAAACGTTTGGCTCTAAAGGTTTTGCGGAAATGGCGCAGGCGATCCGAGAGGGTAAGTTGAGCTTAGACGATTTGGGCGCATCGTTGGACGATTACGGGAACGTAGTACAGGATACCTATGAGGCAACATTAGACCCATGGGACGAAGCGAAAACAACGCTGAATAATCTGAAACTTGCGGGCAGTGATTTGGCAGGCACAGCGTTATCAGCATTGAAGCCTGCCATTGAAAAAGTAACAAGTGCAGTAAAGAACTTTACGGACTGGTTTAGAAACTTGTCAGATGGGCAGAAAGAAACGATTGCTATTATTCTGGCAGTTGTGGCAGCTTTAGCCCCGGCATTATTGATTATAAGCAAGGTGGCGGGGGCGATATCGGGCATAATAAACGTATGCAAGATGTTAAAGCCTGCGATTGCAGCAGTAAATGCAGTAATGGCAGCGAATCCAGTAATGATAGTAGTGATAGCAATAGCCGCATTGGTGGCGGCGTTGGTTGTCCTATATAACAAGTGTGAATGGTTTAGAGAAATAGTTGACGGCATTTTTTCTGCAATCAAAGATTTTGTAGGAAATGCCATTGATGCAATCAAAGAATTTATAAGCGCAGTATGGGACAAAATGCAGGAGATATGGGGATTTATACAGCCGTACATAGAAATGATATGGGGCGTAATTCAGCAGATCATGGCAGATATCGCACAGATTTTTAGCGATACATGGGAAATTATAAAGGCTGTGTGGGATTTGGTAGCACCGTATTTTATGATTTTGTGGGAAGCAATAAAAACTGTATTTTCTGTAGTTGGCGAAGTATTAAGCGGCTTCTTTTCGGTTGCGTGGGAGCTGATAAAAACCGTTTGGGACGTTGCGGTAATGTACTTTACTACAATTTGGGAAAATATCAAAATTGTATTTTCTGTGGTAGCGGAAGTGCTGGGGGCGTTCTTTAGTACGGCGTGGGAAGTCATAAAGGCGGTATGGGACGTTGTAGTAGCGTATTTCCAAGCAGTATGGAATGGTATTAAAACAATCTTTTCAGTAGTAAAAGATGTATTAACGGGGAATTTCAGTGACGCATGGAACGGAATTAAAAGCATTTGGGCTGGGTTTGCTAATTTCTTCAGCACAGCATGGAACAGTGTAAAAATAATATTCAGTGCGGTAGGAAATTTCTTTAGGACAACATTTAGTGCAGCGTGGGAGGCTGTAAAACAGGTATTTGCAAACTGGGGCAGCTTTTTCAGCGGTTTATGGGACAGAATCAAAAGCACGTTTTCTAATTTGGGTACTGCAATATCAAATGCAATCAGTGGTGCAGTACGTGCCGGAATCAACGGAGTAATAAGTACGATTGAAAGAACCATTAACAGTGCAATAGGGCTGATAAATGGGGCAATCGGCTTAATCAATAAGATACCGGGCGTAAATATAGGCGGGCTGGGATATTTAAGCCTGCCAAGGCTGGCACATGGCGGTGTATTACAGAACGGTGCGGCAATGGTTGCAGAGGCGGGACCAGAGTTAATACAAATGGTAAACGGTCAGACGATTGTAACGCCATTGACACCAACGGCAAGAAATACCGCAATGGATACCGTAAACGGTAAACAGGGCGGCAGTACAACAAATGAAATTCAGTTAAAAATTGAGAATTTTTACAACAATAGGGAACAGGACATAAGAGAACTTACAGAGGAAATATTGGAAATTGCAGACCAAATAAAAGAAAGGGAAGAGGCGGCATATGCTTAGTGAATATTTTGAAAGCGCAAATAGCTTTACCTATAATGGCATAAATTCGTTGGATATGGGCTTATTTATTACCGGGCAGAGTGCCGCTGATTCAGCAGCAGAGCCGGAGATTGACACCGTAGAAGTGCCAGCAAGAGGCATTTTGATACAGGACAACAGAATAGACACGCTGGACAACCAGAGATTTAAAGACTATGAGCAGAAATATACATGCTGCGTAGATGCCACGCAGGGCAGGAGCTTAGAAGAACTGGCACACAGCATTTATATGTGGCTGTATGCGCCGGGAATAGAGTATAGCAGGCTGTACGACACTTACAATACAGAACGTTATAGGCTGGCGTATATAAACAGTAACGCCAGCGTGTCAGAACTGGCAAAGCGGTTACTGGGAGAGATAGAAATAACATTCATGTGCAAAGCATATGAAAGACGGCTGAACGGGGATAAGACAATAACCCTAACGAAAGCAGCAACCATATACAACACAGAGGGATTTACGGCAACGCCGTATATAAAAATAACGGGAAGTGGTGGCATTACGCTGTATATCAATAACCGGGCACACACCTTTAAAGATGTGAACGAATACATTGAGATTGACGGCGAAATAATGAACGCATATAAAGGTGATCTGCTACAAAACAGTAAAATGGTTACTGAACTTTTCCCGAAGCTGACAGCAGGAGCAAATAACATAAGCTGGGCTGGCAATGTAACAAAAGTGGAAATTATACCGAGGTGGTGCAGACTTTGATACCGATTCTATATGATGCCTTAGAAAAAGATTTTACGACAAATGGAATAGGGTTTTTAACAGATGCGGTAAGCTGCATTGTAACCGAGGAAAGAAACGGAATATATGAGCTTGCGTTGACGTATCCGACAAAAGGACATTTGGCGAAATACTTAGAGAATGACGCAATCATAAAAGCAAAGGCGAATGATGAAGATAACCCGCAGCTTTTCCGTATTTACAACCATACGAAAGCTGTAGGAGAAAATACAACATGGTACGGGGAACATATCAGTTATGAACTGAACGGCAACCCGGTAGACTGTTTTACAGTAAGTGAGGTAAACGGAGAACGGGCATTACATGAGTTGCTGGACGCAGCGATATTGCCGCATGAGTTTACCTGTGCAAGTGATATTACCACAACCAACAGCACCAGTATAGACGGGGCTGTAAGCGTCAGAAACGCTATGGGCGGCACAGAGGGCAGCTTATTGGACGTATGGGGTGGAGAATATCACTACGACAATTACAGAGTAGAGCTTTTAAAAGCAAGGGGCGTAGACAATGGCGTAACGATTGAGTACGGCAAGAATCTGATAGATGCAAAGCAGGAAAAGAATATTGCAGATGTTGTAACGGTAATTTTCCCATATGCGAAATATACCGCAGAGGGAGCGGAGCAGAAAACATACATAACATTGCCGGAAAAGGTATTACAGCATGAGAATGCAAACAAATATGCAACGCTGCGGTGTGAGATTGTAGACTTTTCCGGGGAATGGGAAAGCGGAACAATAATTACTACTGACATGCTGCGAGCAAAGGCAAAAGAGTATTTGGGCAAATTAAGTACAGAGCCAAAAGTAAATATTACCTTGTCTTTTGCATCGTTGAAGAAAACCAAAGATTATAAAAATATAAAGGCTTTTGAGAGTGTAAAGCTGTGCGATATTGTTACGGTTAAAATCTTGCCGCTTGATATCAACGTAAAAGCAAAGATTACGAAAGTAAAATATGACAGCATAAAAGAACGTTACGAATCGCTTGAAATTGGAGCAGCCCGCACGAATCTGACTAAAACCATTACTGCGGCACAGAAAGAGGCGCAGGAGCTGATAGTAAAGAACCAGACAAGAGCGGAGCAAATCAAAAAGCAGATTGAGAACACCATTAAAAATGTGACTGCGGCAATCACTGGCAACAGCGGTGGTTATGTGGTATTACACCCGGAAAAGAACCCACAGGAAATATTTATACTTGATACGCCGGATACGTCAAAAGCTAAAAACGTATGGCGTTGGAATCTTGCCGGACTGGGGCACAGCAGTACGGGAGTAAATGGAGAGTTCACGACAGCAATAACCGCAGACGGTCAGATAGTAGCAGATTTTATTACCGCCGGGGAATTAACCGGGGCAATATTAAAAGCTGGGACAGTGTATGCAGAGGCGTTAGATGTTGAGTACAGGAACAAAGTAACTAAACACGCAACAGATGCAGCAGAGGCAGCATTAAACAGCGCAAAGCAGTATGCGAATGGGTTACAGGAAAGTACCAACAAAGAAATTCAAGACGTAAATAACGCTATTGACGATATCAACAATGAACTGGAAACAACAGTAGCAGACGGGATAATAACGGAATCTGAAAAGGCTGCCATACAGAAAATGTTGCAGATCATTGTGAAAGAAAAAGAAGAGGCAGACGCAAAACACGAAGAGTTATTTGATAATGATTATGTGCCGTCTGCGGAATTGAATGCAATGCATAAAGCGTGGCTTACTGTATTTGGAACTGCCAATACTGCCAAATATAATGTGCTGGTTACAGCAATCAACAACGTTATAAATTCTGAAACAAAAGAAGAGATTGAAAAAAACATGGAAACATACCGAACAGCATACAGCGAGTATGGCAGTGCGGTTACGGAGTATCAAACAGCCGTTTCTATTGCAATAGAGGCAGCAGCAAATGCCTATGCAGCAGAGAAAGCAAACAGTGTGGGCGAAACCGTCACAAAGGAAATGACGGCAAAAATTGAAAGCACAGCATCAGAAATTACATTGCTATGCAAAACTATTGAAGAGCATAACATGCACAATTATGTAGCAGGTGGAGATTTCAAGGACGGTTTTACAGATGAATGGTATACGAGCAGTGAAAATAATGAGGTTATTACGGATAGCACGCTGGGGGTATGCGCCAAGATCTCAAAAACTTCCAGCACACCATCATACATACGGTGCAAGATTGGCGTATTGCCAGCCGGAACGTATAGAGTGCGGTATAAGGCAGCAGCGGCAAGCGGGAGCGAAAGCAACGCAAGAGTACAGTGTACTTTTTATTCCACACAGACAACGGCATACGGATTACTGAAAAGCACAGAATGGACAACCGTAGAAAGAGAGGTAACATTACCAGAAAGCACCAGCACAAGGTATTTATATTTGTATGCCTATACGCAAGGGGCAGCGGTATATGTAAAAGATGTAGAAGTGCTGGGGCAGATGTCGGTATATACAGAGGCACAGTTAAAAATAAACAGTGATTCTATTACGCAGGAAGTTAAAAGAGCAAAAGGGATAGAGGACGAATTAAGAGCCTCTATTAAAGTAAATGCTGAAAATATCACAAGCTGCGTAACAAAAGGAAATGTAGGTAGCTATATTACACAGTACTACAACAATGTCATTGTTGCATTTAATAACAGCTCAAAATATGTGCAGATTAACGCAGGAGAAATTGCAATTTATGATTATGGTGTAAGTGCCTCTAAAAAACGTGCTGTATTTGATGAACAGGGAAACCATTTTTACCGAGATAATTATTATGTTGGAAAAATTGGCACAAACCAGTGGGTAGATAATAATGCACATAAAGGGCTTGTATTTGATTTAGAAACGCAAGGAAAGTATATGGCATGGGCACAAAAACCTACAGAGGGGGCAAGCAGTTATACAACCATATTATGTTATTCGAGGGCGAACAGCATATTTACACAAGTGGGCTTACATCTGGGGTGCAATATGTATGGGCATGGCTGGATACTGGACAATGTAGACCTGCGGAACTGTAGCGCAAATGGTTATACAACTTTTACAGGGACATTACCAGTTGTATTGGAAATACATAAAACAGACAATAACGGCGGTATTGGTTGGACATATGGAAACGTGTATATAAAGAATGGCTTAATAACAAGTATTCCACAATAAAGGAGCAGGACATGGAAAAAGAACAGGTTGAAATTACAGAAGAGGCAACACCGTTGCCGCTTGAATTAAATAAAGCACCAGCACCATTACAGGAAGAGGAAAACAAAGCAAAGACGGATACATTTAATTTTACAGAGGCAGTATTGATTGCAATGAATGAAGAATAAAGGAGAGTGCGCAATGAGCAAAGAACAGGAAGAAATGCAGCAGGCAACAGAGGAACATATAGAGCAGCCGTTACCAGATGAACCAAAAGAGGAACAGAGTGAGCCAATGGGAATACTTACAAGCCGAGCGCATGAAGATATGACATTAGCAATTTTACAAGTACAGGCAGCCTATGGACTGCCAGCATATTTAACAGATCTGATTGTAACGGCAGTACTTGCGGATATCAGGGGCTGTGCAAATAAGGATTTGCTTAATGCATTGAGCAGAAAGGAGTAGCACATGGCGTTACAGAATGTACAGAGAATACAGATTGAGCTTGACGGCAGCGCACCTTTTGAGTATGTCGTGGCGAAAGCTGGGGAAAAAGAAAGCCGGATAGTAGAAGTTACACTATTGGAGAATAAGAAAGAGTTTACCATACCAGCCGGGACAACAGCCAAAATCAAGTATTACAAGCCGGACGGCAAATTTGTATTAAACAATGCCACAATAAGCGGAAATGTTATTACAGTGACATATACAGAGCAGATGCTGGCGGTTTCCGGCACTGGGCGTGGGGAAATTGTTTTATACAACGGAACAGCCGTATTACGAAGCGCAACGTATTACACGAAGATTACGCCAACGGTGTACAAGGAAAACGGGCTGATAAGCGATAATGAGTTTCTGGATATGGCAGAAAGCATTATTGCGATGAATAAGCAGACTGATAAGGCGATAAATGCAACCAAGAGCGCAGAACAGGCTGCAACAGATGCCAATACAGCAGCGGCAGCAGCAAACAGCGCAGCGAAAGCCGGAAATGCAGCGGCAACAGCCGGGAACAATGCAGCCAAGGCGGCAAACGATGCAGCAGAGGCAGCAAATGCGGCGGCAAACAGCGTAGACAAGACAAAGAAAGATGCGACAGCGGCAGCAGGAGCAGCCAACAGTGCAGCAAATGCAGCCAACGAAGCCGCTACAGCCGCCAACAATGCGGCGAAAGCAGGAAATGCAGCAGCCGCAGCCGGGAACAGCGCAGCTAAGGCAGCGAATGATGCAGCATCGGCGGCAAATGAAGCCAAAGCCAATACAGTAACAGCAACACAGAACGCACAGACAGCAACCAGCGAGGCGAACACAAAGGCAGCCGCCGCCAATAATGCAGCCGCAGCGGCAAATAAAGCGGCGGCAGCCTGTGAGAATATGGCAAAGGGAATTAACAGCATGACGGACGGCACAACGGGCATTACCTACACAATAGGGATTAATGGCGGCATGGTGTATTTAGAATCAGTATAAGGAGCAGAGCATGGCAAGAATTTATTTAGCAGATAAAGAAACATTGGACAGTACACACGCAAATACAAACGCAATTCTGGCTGCATTAGAGGAAAGCGGCGGGGAACATAAAAAAGCGGTACGCTATGGTATCAAAATCAATAAGAGCGACAGCGGAAAAAAGAGCCGGGTAACATACTTATATGATGCTGTAGGCATGACACCTGCGGCAATGAATTATACGGACGGCACATTTAACTATGGTAGCTGGGGCAATGTTGAATTTGTAAAGAATAACTACCCTTGCATGGTTAAATTTGACGGCACAGAGGACTACAAGTTACTGGCAACAAATTACGCATTAAAGGCAGACGGTACAACGGCAAGTGATGCGGCAAACGTGGATTATGCAGGTAATGCAATGGCAGCATTTAAGGGCGGCTGGCTGTGCCAGTACGAAACAGCTACAGACGAATATATCATTTGGAGCAATGTAAAATATGATGACGGGTACAACGCATACCACAGAACTGCACCAGACGGAATTATCAGAGAGGGATTTTACCGCAGAATCTATACACCTACATTATTAAGCAACGTGGCAAGGTCTTTAAGCGGGCAGCAGCCAATGGCAAGCAAAAATGCAACGCAGGAACGTACATACATTAAAGCAAACGGCGATGTATGGGAGCATACAAGCTGGTGGGAATGGAATTATATTATTGCACTGTTAAAGATTATGGCAAAAACAGAGGATTTACAAGAAGCATACGGCAATGGAAATATGAGCGGTTATGTGAATGATTCAACGAAGTATTACGGAGTACTTGCCTCAGGCAGTATGGACGATAAAGGGCAGTTTTACGGATATAATGCCGGAAACAAGCAGATTAAGGTATTCCATACAGAGGCAATGTGGGGCGATCAGTGGGAGCGTATCTGTCAAATGGTATGCGATAAAGGTGTTGTGAAAGTGCAGCCGTATGGGGATTGCAATTTAACTGGCGCAGGATTTGAAAAAGTACTGGATTTTGCAGATTACGGAGTAAGCGGTAGTGTTGGTGGTTACATGAAAGATACTGTTATGACGAAAGCGGGACGTTTCCCGGTAACATATACAGGTAGCAGCTCAACATATTTGTGTGATTACTTTTGGTTGAATACGGGCATTGTGGCTGTGCCTCTTGTGGGCGGCGGCTGCGACAGCGGGCTGTATTGCGGGGCTTGCGTGGCCTTGGACAGCACCGCTGGCGGTGCGGGCTGGAGCATTGCGCCCGGTCTTTCTTGCAAAATGCCTAACGCTGCGTAAGCAGCAAAAGGGGGAACGGGGGATTTTTCCCCCGCAGGAAAGTACAACATACGAAAATATAACGGTAGAGAGAATATAATAGGGGATTTCCGGGGCGTGGCTGTGCCTCTTGTGGGCGGCAACTGCAACAACGGGCTGAATTGCGGGGCTTACGTGAACTTGAACAACACCGCTGGCAATGCGAACTGGAACATTGCGCCCGGTCATTCTTATCAAATTATGGAAGATTAACCAAATGCCCCGGAAATTCCTACACCGCTGGCGGTTGAAATACCGCTGAAAGTGAAAATACAGCCGCAAAAGGTGCAGTATGGTAGCCGGGGCGAAACCCTTAGTTGTATAGCGTGGCGAATTACTGCAAGGCGATAAGAAAGAGAATAAGAATGATTAGTTTTAATGGCGTAAGCGAACAACTGTATATACCAGAGGAACAAATAAAAGATATATACAATGCATCAAAAGGAAAGAGTAAGAAAGAACAGGCGCAGATAGTAAAAGCGAATGTAGAACACTACAGAAAAGAACTGGATAAAAGATTAAAGAACAATACATTTGCACCGAAAAGACATAAAACAAAAATCATACAGGAAAATTCTTGTAAGAAAACACGAAAGATAGTAAAGCCACAATATATGTATGAGCAAATGGCGCACCATTCCGTAATGCGGGTATTTGTGCCGATTGCAATGAGGGGAATGTATTACCATGTGTACGGGAGTATACCGGGAAAAGGTGTACACAGAGGAAAAAGAACCGTAGAACGGTGGATAAGAGAGGATAGCAGAAACTGCAAGTACATATATAAGCTGGATATACGGCATTTCTTTGAGAGTGTGCCGCACAGAAGATTAAAGAAAGCACTAAAACGGAAAATCAGAGATAGGGAGTTGCTAAAGAAATTATTTATTATCATAGACAGCCATAAACCGGGGCTGCCATTGGGCTATTACCCGTCACAGTGGTTCGGTAATTTTTATTTGCAGCCACTAGATCACTTTATCATGGAGCAGTTACATGTAAAGCATTACATACGGTATATGGACGATATGGTTATATTCGGAAACAATAAAAAGGAACTGCATAAAGCGAGGCTGCAAATTGAGAAATTTATAACGGAAGAGCTGGGATTACAAATAAAGAAAAACTGGCAGGTATTCCGTTTTGACTATGTAGACAGAAAAGGCAAGCGCAGAGGCAGACCACTGGACTTTATGGGGTTCAAATTTTATAGAGATAGAACAACGATACGAAAGAGCATATTACAGGGCATACGTGGCAAGGTCAACCGGGTAAAGCGAAAAGAAAAGATTACGTGGGTAGATGCAGGTAGTTTACTTTCTAGGCTGGGCTGGATTTGGCATAGTGACACTTACGCATATTACGAAAGATACATAAAACCATATGTAAAAGTGAAAGTGCTAAAAACGCTGGTTTCAAAGCACGCAAGAAAGGAGAACATACGCAATGGAATGGTACGCAGCAGAAAGCACCGCAGAAGAAAAACCGAAAGAGCTGGATATAACAAGCAGCCCGCACCTTGTATATAAGAGGCGCAATATTGAAAGAGTACCAATGAGCAACGAAAATGAGGAAAGCAAGGCAGGCGAAAAGTGGGTATATGAAGAATGTACGCAGGATAAAGAAGAGTATGAGAGCCAGCAGGCAGAATTATTAAGCCCAACTACAGAGGCAATCATGCAGGAAATTTCTGCATTGCAGATGCAGCAGACAGAAACGCAGATCACACTTGAAATGTTAATGGAGCAGTAGAAAGGCGGCACAGACATGTACGAAGAACTGAAAAAGAAATACGATAAAGGCTATATCACAAAGGCAACATTAAAAGGCTGGGTACGCATTGAGCGTAAGGTAAAGGGCAGAGGGATTACAGAGGAACAGTACGAGCAGATTACAGGCGAAAAATACGAGGCATAGGAGAAACACAGAGAAAATGGTAGAACAGGTAACAACTTACATTACGGCAAACTGGGTAGCATGGTTATTTGCCGGAGCGTATGCAATTCTTATTGCACTTTATAAAAAAGAGAAACAGCAGCATAAGGAAGAAAGAGAAGAAAACAAGGCAGTGCGTGAGGGATTGCAGGCACTTTTGCGGCAGCAAATCATAGATATTTGCCTAAAGTATGAGGAACGCAAAGAAGCCCCGGCATGGGCAAAGCAGGCTGAAACATCAGCATATAAAGCCTATGAAAAGCTGGGCGGCAATGATGTAGCACACGCAATGCATGAAAGATTTATGCAACTGCCATTATCAGACGGTAATTTAGAAACAGAAAGGATACATTAGCAGTAAATGACATATCGCAGGAGAAAGCGGCGTAGAAGAGTGACACCACAGGCGGCGGTAAGCTGGCTGTGGGAGTTCAGTAAAAAAGTGGTGTGGACGGTAACACTCTTATACATTGTGTCGTTTGTGTTCGCAATGGTTTTATGTTGGCGAGAGCTACAGTTCATAGGAAACACAGCGGCAATAACAACACTGATTACAGAATCAAACGAAACATTCCGGGTAGTTGTTGGTGGATATCTGATTAAAGCAGGAATAGAAAACGCCTGCAAGATTGTTACCAGTAAGCAAACGCCGCAGGAAGAAACAGACGATAACGCAGAGGGGTAAGGTGGTAATATGGGCTTTATCATGGAAAATATCAGAGTTATAGGAATTGTGTACCTGATAGGTGCAATCATTACTTTTATTGGTTTATTTGCTTTTTTTACGTGGGCAGCAAAGGCAGATGCCAAGGAACAGGAATTATACCCGGAATATCCGATAGAAGATGAAAACGAACCATTCAGCTTGTACATAACGGTTGTATTTATTATTTCCATTATGACGGCAATTATATGGTGGGGCGTACCGCTTTTGTTGGGTGGGTTGCTTCTTTATGACAAGATAACGCAGGAGTACCCGCAGTTAATGGGTGGCATGAATGACACAGAAGAAAAAGAAAATGGAAAGGAATAGAGAAAATGGAAAAAGTACTTTTTTATGTAGCGGCAGCATTGATTGCTGTAATGGTTTTGACACTGTGGGTAAATATTATTGTGGCAATCACAAAAAAGGTTGTTGCGTGGGACAAGTTCCCGGTGCAGGTGTGGGTAATGATTGTAGCCATTGCCTCTACATTGATTACCGCAGCAGCATTTGCACAGTATTTTAATATTGCAATGTTGTGGTATTACTGGGTAGCAGCTATTGCGCTGGGCTTTTTGGTATGCTATGCGGCAATGTTTGGATATGACAACCTTTATAAGCAAATCATGGAAACTGTACAAAAGATAAGGGAACTACTGGCAGGAATCACAAAAGACGCTGAATAGAAAGAATGAGGATAAAACTATATGAGCGTATTGATTGGACACGCAAGCATCAGCGAGAACGGAACTATTAACGGAAAAAAGGGAGATCAGACGGGAAAAGAGGTATGTGTAAGAAACTTTTATAGTAAACCATGGGATTTTATGGCAATCCACCCGGACGCAAACGTAAGAGAGAAGCACGCAAAAGCGGTGGAGGCAGGCTGTGCAAATAACAATATCGGATACGGACAGGGCGATAGAAACACGCTGAACACAGAGGCAAAGAAAGTAAATTATGATTTGTCAAAAGTAGGGCTGTGCAATACGGACTGTAGCGAGTTCCAGAACGTGTGCGCCGTTGCATCTGGCGCAGCAGGCGTAACGCATGGCAGTAATGGGTGGACTACAGCAACCATGCGTAACGCATTAAAGGCTGCGGGCTACAAAATCATTACAGACAGTGCATTTCTGAAAAATGAAAATTACTGTGTAAGAGGTGCAATCTATGTAAAAGAAAGCTCACACACCGTATGCGGGCTGACAAATGGAACATACGCAGCACAGACGCTTGCAAAAGCCGGGATTGGCGGGTACGCCGGAAATAACAACTATTCTGGCAAAGGAATTGGTACAGCGGTTGCAAAATGCGATATGAACATCAGAAGCGTAGCAGAAGTAAAGAGCAATACTGTATACAGTTCGATTAAAGCGGGCACAAAAGTAGAAGTGCTGGAGGTGTTGGCAAATGGCTGGTATAAGATTGTATGGGCGGGCGCATCTTGCGGCTATGCTTATACATCGAATACAAACAATAAGTATTATACATATACCGCCAACAGCAAAAACAACAGTACCAGCACAAGCGGCAGCAGTGGATTAAAGCAGACGCAGAAACCAGAATCAGCGTTGTGTTTTGATAAGACGCTGGCGGGTGCATATGTTGTTACAGCGGACAAATTGCACATGAGAGCAGGAGCAGGAAAAACAAAAGCGGACTATGGAACTATCGCAGAGGGTGGCAAAGTACATTGTTACGGATATTACAACAAAGAAAAGGGGACAGGTGCAAAATGGCTGTATGTTGCCTGCGGAAACGTAACGGGATACTGCCATAGCGATTATCTGAAAAGAGCATAATATGGACGCACAAACAGCGGGCAGAGTTTTGGCGGCGTTGGTAATATGTAGCGGGCACAATAAAGGCTGTGACGAGTGCCCGGCATACGATGTAGAAGCCACAGGAGAAGCACAGCAGAAACGATGCAATGAATTATTGAGCGATAGCAATATTGAAAAAGCATTAGAAACAATGAGAGGATAAAAGAAAGGGTAGCGGTGTGAGCCGTTACCCTTTTTGCCTACTGATTTAAAACCAGATCATAAAATACGTTTTCAGATAAAATCTGTATGTCCTTGCCTTTTAAAATAAGTGATTCAGCCTTTTTCTGTTTATTGCTTTTACCGTCTTTTATGAGACTGCAAAAATCATTATTGCCGAGAATTAAATAATTTGTTTTGGCTGTGACGTTATCCCCGCACTGCCCGCCGAGGTTTACCACAAGTTGCATGGCATCTTTACGCTGCATCTTTTCTAATGTGCCAGTGAATACACAGAGCTTGCCGTAAAGCGGGTGGCTGATATCAAAATTATCTGTAGTTGCCGTAATATCTTTTGCATGTAGCTGGCGGCTGGAATAAGAAGCCTTAAAGCTGTCAAAGTCCCCGTATTGTGAAATTGCATCAGAAAGCAATGCTTGATAGCAGGTGTTGCAGGCTTCACAATCAGCATAGGAGCGGTGCGCCGGGGAAGAAACTTTATAATGAGCGGCAACCGTTTCTAGTTTGTGGTTTTTCAGTTCCGGCAGCAGTTTCCTTGCAAAGCGCATTACATCAACAAAGGAATTGGTAAAATCAATGCTGTGCGTATCCTGCAATACGTCATAAATAAAATTGATATCGAAATTTACGTTATATCCTACAAGGATATCAGAACCGACAAAATCATAGAAAGATTTAATTGCATCGGAAATGGTGGGAGCATCAGCAACCAGATCGTTTGTTATCCCGGTCAATTCGGTTATAAAGCTGTCAATAGGTTCGGTGGGTTTAACAAGAGTAGTAAAAGAATCAACTAAAGAACCGTTTGAGTAGCGCAGTGCGGATAGTTCGATGATTTCACAATAACGGGAGTCCAGCCCGGTTGTTTCAATGTCGATTACCGTATAAGTATCTGGTGCGGCAATGAGGCTGTGCCCTTTATTTGGGCGGCTGGGTTTTTCTGATTTATCAGACGTAGCAACAAAAGGTTTCCCGTTTTCATCAATACCGATAGAAATGAACATAGTAAATACCCTCTTTCGTTTGAAAATTATAGTCATGCTGACCTTTAACACAATTATGCTTTTGAAATGTGGTAAAGTCAAGAAAAATTCTGATTATTAACACAAAGACGATAGGGGCGTACTGAATGAAAATATACGCATACAAAGGGAAAGATAATTTATGTGGGGAACGCATAAGGTTGGCGAGAGCGAAAAACAGAATTACACAAAGCGATTTAGCAGCACGTATGCAGGTAGCTGGGGTTACAATAGAAAGAGATTCGATAAGCCGGATAGAGCGGGGCACAAGAATTGTAACAGATTACGAATTGAAAATATTTTCTAAAGCGTTGGGCGTAAGCATGGAATGGCTGACAGACGAAAGCGGGACACTGTAACAATAGTTATGGTGTTTTTCTTTATAAAAAATACACCCAATGAGTAAAAAATGATTGACAAATGTACTCAATGGGTATATAATATAATTGTAGCAAGGGAACAGCAGGAAAGGAGTTAAAAATGGAGAACGAAGAAATGAGCAAAGCCGATTTAATAGCAATGTTGGTATCAATTAGAGAAGTAGCAAGAACAAACGGGGAAACACATACAGTAGAACATATAGAAAAGATTCTTGAAGAAGTAAGAAAATAA